GTACTCTTTAGATCTGGGTCTTCTTTGGTTAAATATCCACTCACCAGTAGTTGAAATCCAGGGGTTGTAAGCCACTTTGGGTTACGTCCCTCTAAAATACTCTTCTTGCGTTCGGCACTTAATTGTTCTACTTTTGATACTCTAGCCATCGTTCCTCCATGCTAATAACTTCTCATTCCAATCCCTTGTGTACGCTGTGGCTGTACGATTAAAGAAATCTGTAAGCATTGGTGCTCCTATACTCTTATAGAACCAAGGGGCTACCTCTACGCTGTCAGGTGCTGTTACATCAACACCCTCTATCAAGTAGGATAATACTAACTCTACTCTGTCGTAGATGAAATCTACCATACCATCCTTTGTAATACTAGGTAGGTCTCCTTTAGTGAAGATCTCGGATACAATCTCTAGCTCGTGAGCTAGTACTGATTCTGCTAAGGTATCAATCATGTCCTCTAGCTCAACACTTTCCACTAAACCTAGGTCAGCCTCTCTTAATAAGATATGAAACAAAGCTGCTGCACCTTCTGCATGGATTTGTTCATCTACAACTACGTAATCCACCCCTGTTACGATATTAGGTATCTCATTGTGACCATTGGACTGAAATGACTTTAATAAAGCAAAGGAGCTATATAACACCACGCCCTCAATCAACGATAAAGTGGCTAATGTTAATAGTATATCCATCACAGATGCGTTCTTTCCTAGGTTACAATTATCCTCTAGGAACTTCATACGCGCTACCAATATGGGGTTATCTTTATATCCTAGGTAGAAGTCTGGGTTATCTAACCCTAGCAATCTATTTACTTCTGCATAGAAAGGGCTATGTACCGCGATCTCCATATTAGAGAACACAGCACCCATGCGTTGAACCTCAGCTCTAGGCATGGTGTTACCAACAGCAGCCCAGAAGTTCGACCCTAGGCGTAGCTCATAATGCACGAATAGTTTTAATACATAGATTATAGCATCACGCTCTTGCTCTGAGAGGTCTACTAAGATACTATGCATATCATTTGCTACACCTGCATCTGTGTGTAACCAATTACTGTGTTGTTGTTTTGTAGCGTACTCTACTAGCTCTGGGTACTCTGTTGAGGAGTAGTATTCAGCTTTAGTGAGTACACGTATTTGTGATTTATCTTTCATTCATCTCCCGTAGTCTATCTTTACTGGCTCATAAGTGAACCTACGCTCTAGCTCCTCTTGTGTCATATCTAGTACTAAGTTGTCTGCATGCTCCTGAGAGTCTGCTAGTAAGGCTATGTAGCTTCTTTTTATTAGTGGTACTTGGAATACCTTAGTTGTCACGTACGTCTTGAGTATTTGCCGTTCTCACATACTAAGTCTGCTTGCTTAACAAAGATACCATCAATCATCATACCTGTACGATCTTTGATGTCATTGTAAGCGTGCTGCATGCACTCTGTTAGTGATAGGTTATTGCGAGTTGCAATATTAATTAAGACTACGATCATGTCCCCAATGTCATCAATAGGTGAAGTCTTGGCTGTAAGACTTAGGTACAACTCATCTGACTCTTCTAACAACTTCTTGTGCTGTGATAGGTCTGTTGCCCCATGGATTAAGTTTCTAGCGTAGTGCCAGTTTTGGATTGCTACTTCTAGTTCTTCTAAGTTCATGTCCTCTGTTTCTGTAGTCATTTCTGTAGTCATTTCTGTAATCATTTCTGTAGTCATTTCTGTAGTCATTTCATCTCCATTAGTCTCTCTAAGCTCACGAATTCAACATCGTGATCTTTAAAGTTGTATCGGTTAGTAAAACCTCGCATGTGTACGAAGCCCCTGATTTCTGTGTTACATGAACCTCTATAAGACTCGTTATGGCTGTAGAAGCTACCGGCACATACACCGAAGTGAGGCCGTCCATCTAGTGACTGTCGTCTGCCATACTGATACTGCTGCACGTGTCCATGTACGAAGCTATGTGGGTGCTTATTAAGCTTGTTCTCAATACCACCACCAATAGGCTTACCTGACATAGGGTTCGGCATGAAGTGATTAAATGCGATGTCCTCAATCCACTTAGGGTACAAGAACTCATGATGACTCCACCCTTGTGCTGTAATTATACCTTTAAGGTCAATAAGCCCTTCTAAGTGTGGGTTAGAGTCAATCATGCGATCTAGCCTTACTTCATGATTCCCTTTGATAAAGTGCAGCTTAGGTTTGTATGGCTTACGCTTGCCAGACTTATTCATCTTGTTTATGTAGTCTGGTATGATAGCTAAGGCATCTGCACCGGCTTTCAAGTCATCAACAAGTCTGTTACCTTCTGCCTCTTTCTTAGAAGCGTAGTAGCTTAGACTTGGGAAGTCCCAGTTATCACCTATGTGTACAACGTGCTTTGGTTTAACACTCCAGATGTACTCTGCCAGCTTCTGTATGTGCTTAGTGCACGAATCTGGGGTTACTTGGGTGTCTGCTACTACAATAATGTCACTCATGAGCTACGTAGTTCTACAGTCCCGTGGAAATCTTTTAAGTCAACTAAACAATCACTGTAGTATCCTTCCTTAAAAGTGCCTCCTGCCAAGGCCACAATAACCCCACATTTATGTGAGCTGCATAACCACACAGTTCCTGTACTACCCTTCATAAGTTTTGGGAACTCGGTACTTGCAGTTGATCTCGCTGTACTCTTCATTTACGTTTCTTCCTTTTAATAGGTTTCTGCTTTCCTGTGCCTAAGTCAAAGGTGGGGTGAATCTTTCCCGCCTCTGGGTGTTCCATAGACCCCTTTAAATAAGCTAATAAGTACTCTAGCCACAAGACATAATCAGTCTTGGCTAGGTGTGATACTTTTGCCATATATTGTGCTCCTTTCTTAGTCCTCCCCTCTGAGGAGTTACATTGTCTGCATAACGTCCCTCTGATGACTCCTGTCTCGTGGCAGTGATCTAATGTTGTAATCCCTGTAGCTAGACTGCAACCACATATAGCACACTTGTATTTCTGTTTAGCAGCGTAGTGATTTCTGTACTTAGCAATCTCTGAGTTCTTAATTTGCAAAGATCTCTCCTGTCAGTAAGTTCATGTACTCATCGCGTCCATCATGTGTCCACCGCTTGATTGTATTAGAGTCCTCATCGTACTCCCTAGCCATGTACAGTAAGTTACCTTGTACTTCTAAGTGATGTATGTAGTCTTCACCATGTACCTTTTTATAACAGTCTTTAACTACCTGTAACATCTCAGTGGCACAACTACAGCCGTCTAGCAAGCCCATAGCCTTTGCCGGCCCAATACCTGATCTAGCTTGGTACTGCTGCCCTGCCTTGGCTCCAGATTTGTAAACCTTAGTTTCTCGTACCCCACAGCCTATGATGTAATCAGCTCCGTCCCCTGTTAAGAGTTGGAACATAAATCCTTTGTACCCTGTGAACTTGTATTTTATAACACTGCGCTCTACGTAACCTAACTCTGTGATGGTTACTATCTCTGATGTATCGTCATCCAAGTGCTGTCCAGCTATCTGTCGTAGGTCTTTGTCTAAACTCCACAAGACAGTTTCATCAGTCATATAGATTCCTAGTAAGTCATCTGCTTCTAGGTAGGGTACGTACTCCGCACCTAAATTCTCAACAGCGTACTTCTTAGCAAACGCCAAGTTGGTAGGCCTTGGTGTATTGGCTCTATTAGCTTTGTAGTCATCAACTAAGTGATTTCTAAAGTTAGTTTTAGTAGTCATGAACATTCTGTACTTGCTAGCACCTGCCGCTGAACAGAGATCTGACAGCTTAGACTTAATGTTTCGTACTATGATCTCTTTAGCCCTTTCTGAGTCGTCTTCCATGAAGATACAACAAGGTCTGTAGACTAATATATCTCCATCAATTAAGAGGGTCTTATCTCCAAATGGATCACTCATCATCGTACCTGTTTGTGAATCCTTGCCATGCTTCGTAATAGATCCCCCATAGGCTGTCGTTACCCCATGCAAGCATAACTGCTAGTACTACGTACATCACAGGGGCTGTAACTAAGATTATAAATGACATAATAGATGTGTACACAGGTTTGCCTTTAAAGGGATCTCTTAAGGATTCTCTTCTCATAATATCACCACGCGAATGTAGATGCATCTAAGTACACCTGTGAATGTCTTCTAGTCACATCAGAGCCCGCCTTGTTCTGTGGCATAATTCCTTTATGAGTAGCTCTGATAAAACCTCGCCACTGAAATGACTCAGACATAGTACCCCTGTGTTCATCACATTGTGTGAAACGGTTCCATACTTTAGGTTTGATAGTCCACTTTTTATCGCCTTTTCTGAACTCTGTCAGTGGGGCATTAGAGATCCATAGGTACATAGGTAGATCAGGCCTTACTAAGTCAAAATCTTGTTTGTTATTTACTCTTGGCACATTATCAAAGTGCCAGTTAGGAATACATGGGTACTGGTTAGGCATAAGCATATGTACCTTAACGTCCCATATGTAATCATGCACGTTGTCTGGAAAGCTATCATGTATGCTTTGTGCCACACTTCCCATCTCCTTAAACAACTGCTCGAAAGTAGCTTGATGCACGCCATTATGTTGCTTTGACCAATCAATATCTTCTAGGTTCATGTTATCTCCATTTTACTTATTAGTTCTTTACACTCTTTGCATATATAGATGTGCATACCCCTACTCCTCAAAGAGTACGTGTACACCACTTCAGTACCTTTAGGTAAGGCCTTATCGCATCCTCTACAACAAGCTAGTCTTTGTGTAGTATATAATGTAAAACCTGACATTATCTCCCCTTAGTAAGTAGTTCTGGGTGTTCTGCCTGTGCTCGTACTTCTTTACAGAACTCTTGCCAGTGTCTTAATTTGTGGTTACTTCTTTGCGACAGTATGTTTTGAATTGTTTTGTAGTTGGTACAAACAACGCGCTCCTGCAACCATCCCTCTGGCAGATTTTTCTTAAGTTCGGTAATTCCGATACACCCTCGTTTAAACTGCCACAGCTTAAAATTAAATACATATATAGCCAGTACACTAGTACCCTCCTCAAAATCATTTATAGTTACATATCTTTTCTTCAAAGTATGCATCGTGCTCGAAGAGTTCTTTGTCATACCTACACGGTACGTATCAAACTCTGACCAGAAATCTCTTGATGCTTGGATGTAAATGTACATGGTGATGGACTCAATAGCCTTGTCATGACCTCCACCTTTATAGGACAAAGCCTGTAGGCGTTTCTTAGCCTTAGTTAGTTTCTCAGGATTCCACCAAGTACGCATAGGCTCTTGGTGGTCGTAGAAGGACAGGGATAGGCCTAGTAAGGCTTCTTCGTATCCAGCTTCATTTAATACTGTAACTTTCATACAGGCACCACATTAAGTTTATGTTTTAAGTTATTACTAATTATGTAATCATTCATTAGCACTCCCAAGATACTTCAACAATTGAGTTATAGTCATCAAGAAAGGTAGATTCCTCAGCCTCTTCTCTTGTGTCATGTATTTTAGATTTTGAGCCATCACACCACAATATAGCGTACCCTGTGTACGTCTCTGGTGCCATGAATAAGTCAATAGGGCTTTCTTCTGAGTCGTGGTAGTGCTCTCCCTTCTCTGTGTAAGTCTCCCTAACACCATTTACTGTAGCTGCAATAGGGTATCTGCCCCTAGCCATAGTGCTGGATAAAATGATCTCTGTTACTTCCACGCCAGCCCTAGTAATTAACTCCTTACCTAGCAGTGCTTCTATTAAAGCGAACTTTCTGTAACCCTTCATAACTCCTCCCAGCTCTCTATTAAATCATCCCCTGCGAACTCTACTGCTTGCTGGAATGCATCCGACTCTGTTCTCGCAGAGATCACTTTTGTTTTACCAGCCTTCGATGTTACTTGGTACGTCTTCATTTGTGAATCCATTTCTATCTCCTTTGTAAAGGTTTCTTTAATGCACTGTAACTGCTCTGGTGTGTACACGAAGTACTCGTTACATACCATCACAATACTATCCCAATCCTGATCTGCTACACAAGCTCTCCAAATACCGTTCAGTCTGTTGTCTATCTGGAAGTAAGAGTCTAGCTCTGATATATTCCATTCTGTTAGATCTTCTATCATATCCCCTCCTGAGCCGTCCTTGGCATTTGCTTTTAGTTATGCTTACGTGCTGTATGTATTAGCTTTTAGTTATGTTTAGTTATGTTATATACCTAGAACATGTCCTCATCGCCATCATCGTCATCTAACTCCCCAGCAACTTCCATTTTATCAAGATCAGCTTCATCTAACTCTTCAATGCCAAACGCATCCATGTCAACTTCTGCACCGCCACCAGTAGATTCATACACTACTAAGTCTGTGATACACACAGCATTAGGGTACAAGTAAGGGCTGTAGTCTGTGAACTCAACTAATCGTACTTGTAAATGACCTTTAGATCCGTTACCAATTAGTGTGTCTTGTGTGATTGTCTCACCGTTGTTGTCTTGTACTTTACCCTTAATGCCAATTAACTTTGGGATAGTTGCATCTTTACCGTTACCAAAGCGTGACTTTTGTGCAAACTTAATTAGTACAAGCTCTTCTGCGTCACCAAAATCTGGCATGCCGCCATCTGGGTGGAATGCCTCTTCAAACTCTTTGGTTGTGTACTCTTTAGCTTTAGGGAAGTTTGATACATCCTTGAACTTCTTCTTCATCTTGCGGAACTGGTCAAATGTAACAGCAGCTTTTACTACGTACTCACCATTAGCTTTAGGGTCTTCAGGGTTGATCTTGATACCTTTATCCTTAGCATCTTTAGTAAGGGTAGGTACACTCAGGTTAGAGTAGTAGAAGTGTACATCTTTGATTGTGAAAATGTTTGAAACTTCTTGTGCTTTATCTTTAGTAGCCATGGTTCTCCTATCGACCTAAAAGGTCTTGTCTTTCGTTAAAAATTACGTTGTTTTGCTCAGCCTTCTTTAGCCGCTCAATTCTTTGTAGTATGTTGTCATACCTAAATGTACCTGTCAGTGCTCGCTGCCTTTTGGCAAACCATTCAGCTTTATTCAACTCATACATATCAGGGTTCTTAGTACCCATCCTATAAATAGCTTTAAAGATATTAGCATCTGACCAGCCAAAATTACACCCTTCTAATAGGTCTTGTAGTTCTGTCCATTCTGGCTTAGTAGCTTTAGCTGATCTGTCCTTAAAGTATAATAGTAGTAGTACACCACCTTGATCCTCACTAAAACCTTTGGCTTTTATGAGTTCTTGGATAGTTGTTACACCCTTAGGTAGTGCATATTGATGGGGTGTTGAGCCCCCTGTATTGGTTGTGTTACTCACTTAGTACCTCCCGTACTCTTTTTAAATGTGATGTACAGGCACATAATCTGTGCTGGCGTGTACTTGTAGAACTCATCGCATAGAGCTAATACATCAGTCCACGACCTTGAATTGATAAGCGATGTCCACGTTAGTTTGTACGTACCACTATTAACTAAGTGGTCACATAAGGCTTCTTCACCCAACTCTGTTAAATCAAAATTAATGGATTTGTGCATAATTGTCTCCAAA